CTAAACCCTCCACAATTTTCATCTCGGGAAAATTTCCTGTCAAGTCCTTGTCTTTCCACACGTCCAGGTATTTTTCTGCCCCTTTGAACTTCATTTTACCACGCGTTAATTTCTCAATTCGCTGGCAAATTTCAGTTATAATTGGGCAACCCGGGGACGAGTGCCATAGTGACAGAGCTTTAATTCTGAGTAAGTACAATTGTTTTGATTTTCTCAAACCATGCCCTTTCCTAACCCAAAATACGTTAAAAGCTTTACCAATGTTTGTTAATCTATGAAATTTCCCGCTGTGTTCCACCCACCGTGCGCTTAAAAAGTCTGTATCACCTGGAACAGACCCAGCAATAGCAGTGGAGAACTTAAGACCCAAGCTTAAAAGCAGGTCAACATCAGGTATTTCGTGGTTAATCAAACCATCGTCACCTTCGGCTATCATGGAAAAAGGACTATCAACATCTTTCTGGCTGTGGCAGTAATGCATAAGACATATGGCTACCAAGCCATTGCCAAATGAAGTCCAGAAATCGCCAGAGCAACGCGTCTCGACAAACCAGTGAATCGGTCCGTTATCTAAAGTCCGGCCATCATCGAGTTTCCACTCGTCTAATGTCCTAACTAAATCATATAGACCGCATTTTTCACTGAATTTGCGAAGGAAATACATTTCCAATTTACGCATCCAAGCTCTGATACTTGACTCAAAAGCACTGTAGTCAGTGACTACGTGTTTCTGATTCTGCAATTGGACTACCTTGGCTGCCATCTGAAAGACGTCTAAGTTCTTGACTTGATACTCTGCCATTGGCCCTTTATAGAGAGCGTGTATGACATCGCATATTGAACACAGATCTAAAAGAAGCTTAGGAGCCATAGTCATGATGGTCCTAGGACGAACTTTTAAAAGATCACCTAGCATTTTAATGTTAGATTCCAACTTGATAAACAAGCTGTGGCTCTTGAACTTTTTCTCTTCCCTTACTGACATTTTTCCGTCAAGAAATTTCTTGTAACGGTTAATGTCACCTTCAATTACTTTCGAAGATTTCTTCCCACGATAGATGTTTCGATAAGCAGTAAACTTATCTTTCTGCTTGACTGAACCGCAATCCGTGTTCTGAATAAGTGTGTCGATGAAGCCATACGAACATTTCATGAAATCAAAGTTCTCTTCAACATTCTCTTTAGACATACCTCGACCAGCAATTCCAGCCAACAATCCTATTTCATCTGTGATAGAAACTAGACCCGGAGTTAAAATCCGGTCACCGTTGCGTATCACACCCACAGGGGCTGATGCTACTGGTTTGTTGATAAAAGTCTTGAGCGGTCGTTCTGGTATTTGAGTAAAATGATTGACACCACCGCCTAGAAGAACGCCTTCTTCCTGATTAGCAATTATCACATCCAAATTTGGTATAATAGCAGCTTGATTAGGGGCGTTAACGGCGTGGTAATTGAACTTATCATAATCCGATGATCCGTGTGGCAGGCACTCATAAACCTTACGTAGTGCTTGTATGGTGTCCATTACAGCACAAGGGTTACTAACATCATTTAGTTCACGTCCTTGTGCAACTGACAACAAGCAATCATCTACTCCTAAACCCATGGAAGCAGCTAATTGTACTTCCTTGAATTTCAAGTGGAATCTAATTGAATCCACATTGTAGGTTAGATGGGTGCGTTTGACATTCCACCAAATGAATAAAAGACAAGACAAAAATAAAACAATTAGAAACAATGCGAAGTCTTGAACACTACTAATACCAATACCATTGTATATTATTAGAAAATGAACAAGTGAGTAAATAAACCAAAACTTCTTTGTATAGAAATTTTTGGTTGTATAAACCACTTTTTGACTTGCACTATTATATAACTTTTTGTCTCGTCGATCAACATATGTCCTCCTATCAGTTGAGGACTTTTCTTGAACAGGCTCATTAACATCAATCATGCTCAGATCACCTGTGAACCACCGTCTATTTTCTTTCTTAAAACATCCAGTGATAAACAAGTTATTAGAGCTAGCAGATCCACGACATACAGTCGTGTAATGATCATCTTCGTGTCTAAGCAAAATCCACTTATCGTGTACCCGGTTTGACAAATGAACCTGGCCAGCAGCAATGATGGCCAAGTTAAACTTATTTCTTCCAGCATATCTATCAAGAAAAGCTGGGACTCCTACCACATTCATGACTTCGTCAAGTCTGTGTGCGGCAAGGTATTTAATGTATTTGTCAGCTCGGGGTTTAATTTTGCTAGCCAGGTCAATAGCAGCTAGCCCGCAGAAAGGCGATCCCCATTGGTCAAAACTCTTAATTGTTAGGTCTGTACCCCTTCCGGGGACAACATAACCGGCAGGACCTACACTGTTAATGTAAGCCGGTTCAAAGTGCCCAACAATTCTCCCGATTTCGTCATGACTAAATGTTGCTTCGTGGTCTAGCTCATCAGTGCACATGAACTGGTCGATGAGCTTCTGCTCATCAATTTTTCGCATGGCTGATGCCTCCCTATTATTCTCAACAACTACGGGTTTCTCCTTCTCTTCAGACTGTTTACTGTTTTTCGGGGGCAAAGGTTCTCTCTTGATCTTCGACTTCCCCCCCGTTCCACTGTTTTTAACATTCGACCCAATAAACTTACCAGCCCCAGCAACAGAACTAATTATGTTCGTTGGTTTCGTTGTGCTGGATTGCCTTGAAAAAGCCATCTTGGATGGAGGCATGACAACATTCCCTAAATCTATTTTGGAAACATTTGAAGAGTTATCAGTACTGGGTGCACTGACGACTCCTGCCCCAACAATCTTTGTTGGCTTAGTCATTTTTCGGTTTTTGGCTCTGATGAATGCTATAGAAGCTTCTTTCAACTTTGAGAGTGGCACCCTGTGGACAATGGTGCGCTCTTCTCCGATGTCTCTAACACCCCCTGGAACCATGAAATAACCAT